GGTTACACTTGACCCGGTAGGTCCGGTTACACTTGACCCGGTAGGTCCGGTTACAGAGGATGCAGCTCCAGTAGGACCGGTAGCTCCAGTAGGACCAGTTACGCTTGACCCGGTAGGACCAGTTACACTTGGCCCGGTAGGTCCGGTTACAGAGGATGCAGCTCCAGTTGGACCAGTTTCTCCAATAACCCCAGTAGTTCCTTGTAAACCAATCGGTCCTGTTGGGCCAGTGGGACCAGAAGTAAGAGAATTAATCCTAGTTTGATTATCACTTAAAAGTTTTGAGATTGACTTTACAGAACCGCTATCAGTTGTCACAATCGTATTAGAGTCACCATGAACTATTTCATGAACTATAGCTACATCAGCAGCAAATTTTTGTTGATCAGATAAGAATGTCATAAATGGTTACCAATAGTTGGGAGTTGCTAACGTTGATATTGTGGACTCTACACCGTCAATAGCAGTAACATCAACCTGAGGAGTTGGTACAGATTCTGTTTGAACTGGAAAACTCATGTTATCACCAAATGTCATGTTATCACCAGATGACACTATGCTTAACGTTCTTTGTGTATTGGCAGATACTACTGTGCTAGGGCTAAAAACATTGCTGACCATATCAGCGATACTTCCTGGGATGGAGCTTAAAGCTTGGATTCCTCCTTGCAAAGCATCAAAAGCCTGACCGGCGGTCTTTGTGATAAAACCACCGAGGTCTCCAATTCCGCTACCGCCAGCACTAACTGGAGAAAAAGTACTATTGCCGCTGGTGGAAGAACCTCCATTAGTCGGTCCTGAAGTTCCGCCGCCTCGAAGAAGATCTGTTGCACCCCACGTATGAATCGTAGAGTATTGAACAGTTTCCATCTCGATTGAATCATAGGTGAAAGACATCGACATTAATGACCCAGCATTTTCCTCCATGTTGAGCTCATCAAACTCAAAAGATTCAATCCGTGGATTATTAAAAATAAAACGATTTGAATTGGTGCCATTAGCGAATACTTGCTCTACGGTGATTCTTCTTCCTGCTGAATATCCGCCATTCTGAATATATGGCTTAGATGACGAGGCTGGTCCGAAACCCTGGTTGATACCATAATTTCCGCTACCAGTTCCAGATTGATTCATTAAGTAGGTTTTGAAGAAATTATTTACGGTGTTACCGATCTCATCTAAGAAGGTGATATTCATAGCGTCATAAGTGACGCTAGTCAATACCCTGGTCCTAAAGTTGTAATAGTTTACGTCTTGGTGATTGAACTTAACACGTGGTTTGTCGCATCTAGTTACAAAGTAGTAGAAGTCCTCGGCGCCGAATCCTTCAAACTTTACCTTGAAGAGAAACTTAAACTTTGGAGCGTGGGCATTCATGTCATATCCATAACGGATACTGTCGAACGTTCCTCCTGATCCTAGCTTATATAAGTCAGGGATGCTGGCTATACCTGGAAGCTTCGGGAAGGGTAAGGGGATCCTTCCAACCTCAGGGAACCTAGCACCTAGGTCTGGTAGCACTCCTCCAACCGTCCGAGGGAACTCTTGGATTCCTTGGTAGATGTCGGATGGAGATAAATTCTGCTGGTTAAAATCAGAGATCGCCGACGTCAGGCCGCCAACTGGGTCAACACCGCCGGTATTAACCCCTAGCTGGCTTAGAGCATCGGTGATTGAATTAGCCATTATTTCTTGACCTTAACCTTTGGGGCTGGTGCTGGCTTTGGTGTAGGCTTTGGCTCAGGCTTCTTTTCAGCTGGTTTAGCCTTAGGCTTTGGTTCAGGTTTCTTTTCAGCTGGTTCTTCCTTCTTAACAACCACTGACTCTTCTTCATCGTCTCCCTTACGGATAACCTTGATCAACGACTTTGCAAAGCGAGTCGCTTCTTCACCGATGTCCTTACCAAGATGAACTGCTCTGAGAACAATCTTATCTCCATGAGCCATATAGGTCGTCTTAGCCTTGGATGAAATTCCACACTTACGATATAGACCGATGATCTTAAGATCTTCTGAAGATCCACGCTCTATCTTAAGCGGGACCAAAGAATTAATCTCAAATTCTCCAGAGTCAGTGCTGTTGTCAAATGTGAGGGGGATAGCTTTTCCAGAAGCATCAGTTAACATGCTCTTGGCATGATTGACCCCGTAGAATTTAGCTTCCTTACTGCGCTTAAGATCCTTAACTGGACCAGCCGCTACGTTAGAGAAGAGGAGTCGTGCAATGAAGTCAATGTTGTCTTTCATCGACTCTACACCATTGCCACCCTTGGTTAGGTCGAGTAATTCAGCGAGAAATTGTAGTTCCATGGAAATCCCCTTATGTACCTGTTATTTATTGATGTTCAAAAAATCATTTACATGTGGGTTGATTTGAGTTAGAATTAAACATTCTAGGAGAGAAATTATGCGGCTAGAGATGGATGGTAAATTTTACCGATACAGACGTGGGCGACTAGTCCTAATTCCAAGCGAGTGGGTAGACAAGATACCAACTCAAAGAACTATGCGTAATCGTCAGAGTAAATCTACAAGAAAGCTTCGCAACTTGATGAAGGGAAACTTCAAAGTCAAGATCGAAAAGGTTGAAAAGATTCTTTTGAATCAGGAAATGAAAAGGGAGCCGAAGCTCCCTTGATTCTTGATATCAACTAGTTAGCTGTTAGCTGTTAACCAAACCGCCGATTGCCGATCCAGTTACGGAAGAGATCAGGACTTGTCGAGCTAGGTCATAGCGAATCGTTAAGGCGATGGTCATCTTTTGACCATCAGCATAATCTACATCTCCATAATCTACGGCCTGTACGTAGCAGCCTTCATAGATCCACTGTTCAACAACAGTTTCATTACCATCGAGCTGTTCCAACTTCATACCGAACTTGAATCCAAGAGCCGTAGCCTCAGTGTTCAACCAAGGACCGGTAGCACCGATCAATCGTTGCTGACGTTCAAGCTGAGTTTGGATAGCGGTTGTCGCGCGGTTCGTAACGTCATCTTCGATCGTCATTGAGCAAGGCTCAAACGTTTGCTTTCCTGGAACGTAAATGCGGGAGTTATAACGATCTAGCTGTACTTCTTCCCAGGATAGATTAGGGCGGGTAGCCGTAATAACCTGGATAGAAAGATCGTTAGGCACACCTGCGTTCGCGCCAAGCGTTCCACCAAAACCGACGAAGATTACCCTCCAACGATTCTTTTGCTTAGGATGCAAGATGCCGTTACCGACGCCTGCGATACCTACTTGTGTTAAGTTTGCCATTCTAGAGTTCCTTCAATCAGGTTTTTACAAAGGATATTTATAATTATGCACTAAATTTTCAATCCTTCAATACTCGAATGCGGAAATTACCGGTGAGAACATTAACCGAAGTCGCATTATTATTGGTAGCATACCAAGCTACACCTCCACCAGAGGTCCAAACTGATCCATAGAGAAGAACTCCAGATAAAGCTTGTTCAGAGGTAATTGAAACACGGTCTCCAAAGCTAGCTAAAACAAAGTCGATGCTTCCCATGTATGTAGTGGTTCCAGGTGCCAGGGTCACCGGTGACACGACGGTCGTTTGCTTGAGCGGACTTGGCGCCAAGTCTGTCAAGATCATATTGGATGCATTGACCTTAGAGATCGAGAGAATGTTCGTAGCCGTGTATCCAGTTCCGCAATGAATATTACTCACCTCAGACAGCGATACGTTTGATGAGATCGCAAATTGTCCGGTTGGAACTGTTCCACTGTTCTGAATGAAGCGACCACCACGTACCATCGAATCATTAGACCCGGTGTCAAAGATTATCAATCCCCCAGCATAAGGACAATCAATAACGGTGATATCTTTTACTACAGTGTCAGCAGCATTAGAGTAGAAGATTGAATTCACAACACCAGAAACATAGATATCTATGAATTGATTATGAGATTTATGATTTGTAATGTTTGGGTATGGTGCAGATGATCCAGAAACCATCACTCCTTTAACCGTAGCCTCACCGTTAACCATTAATGTTGGGCATGCGCAGTTAACAGTTTCAACATCATTGAGCTTGGTTCCAATTGAGGCTGCATCGATGTAGATGCATACTGAAGAAGTTTGATTAGAAGATACATTATTAAATGCGGCGTGCCGCATACTAACATTCGAAGCCAAAGTTCCGATATCAATGACTCCACGTGTTGCTGTAGGGTGGTCATCGGCACGTGGGCGATCTATCTCTAAGATCGATGCACGGATGATATTCATAAATCCAGTGACGTTCTTTTTCCCATTTACACCGATCATCGCTCCATTAATATTATCATTTTGACCATCCCACTTGATTCCCCAACCATGATTGAAGCTAACGGTTGTGTCGATGAAGTGAGGAGAATCATTACCAAAGATGTTTGTCATGTCTGGGTTAACATCAATTCCACATTCTGGTAAAGATCCAATTGCCCCATTGTAGCTACCACGATCATCTTTGAAGCGAACCGATCCGCGAAGAGTCAGGTTTGTTCTAAACGAGTTAGTTGCTGAGCAATCAACAAAGTGAATGTCAGTTGGATAGTTGGCGACCGTGGAACCGTCTGTAGCAGCGAGGTGCCAGCCGTCGCACACCGAATTATTTGAATTGCACGCCCAAAAACGAAGACGTTGATTGCCACCATTGATAACAACGTTATGGCTGTACACCGCTAAAGGTGTACGATGTTGACGGTTTCCGTCTATCGTAAATGAATAGAAATCACAGTCGGTACAATTCTCAAAGTAAAAAGCAGCTTGACCTCCATTGACTAGGTTATCATCCAAAACACGGAATACAGCATTTCCAAAGTTGATTGATCTACCGTTCAACCCAATAAACTTGACACCAAGGTTGAGTTGAGAAATACGATAAATTCCTGGAGGAACATAACCATTTTTATTTCTAGTAGCAAGGGCGACAGCCCAGTTACTCAATGCCAATGTGTCATCAGTAACACCGTCCCCCACAGCTCCGAACGCTTGTGGGGTTAAGTATCCATATTCAGGGATTGCGGCGGATAGCGTGCCATCTCCTGCGATGGAGACTCCAGTTCCTTGCTTAACTCCTCCCAAGGTAACATTTGTCGCAACTGGGATCGACTCAAGCTTCGTAGAGTTAAGTTGATTAAAGTTACCGTCTAGCTCATCGTGAGTGAGACGTGATCCCTTTGACGCGCGAGTAATAATTGTGGCCATTTATGTCCTTAGGGTAATGTTGTAGTTGTAGATGTAATTGTTTCTTCGTAGAAGATGCCTGCATCACTGAACGGAACCAGCTCTCCGCTTTGGTCTATCTCATCAAGCGTCATTTGGTCCATGTCACCCATGCGTAGCTTGATTGACTTGATGATATCTTGGCGGACTTCATACGGTGGTGATAACCATATTGCAACTTCAAAGTTGAGAGACCAAACTATCACGCGACGCTCTGCAGCAGATGGATAATTCTCTTCATTATTGATACTTGCTAATGTTACCTTGGAGATCTTTGTCCAGTCAAATACAGCATCATTAAATTGGATCTGCATGTCATAATCAAATAGGATTAAGATCTGTTCAAGAACCTGATAAAGCTGATCGGTGTTTGACGTATAAAGAGATAGCTCCATTGACATATTGTATGGAATAGGCATAACGCGTCTGATAGCCTTAACGTCATCTGGAAATATTCCGCCTTGATCCATATACGTGCGCCGGTCAACCTGATTCGTTCCATGTTGGCGGTCTGGCGCGAGCTCCAACCCGCTCATGTAGCACGCCATAATAGGAAGTGAATGTGGTTTGTTTTGCGTGTTATCTCCAGATATAGCAGCTACAACACGATCAGTAGAACCATATCGAATAGGCACATCAACGCTTGACACCCCGCACGTAGAATCTCCAGTTTGGACTGTTAACCCCGTGAAAATGTTAGCAAAGGCGATGATTGATTTTTTCAATTGCCCATTGTAGTAATAATTCTTTATCATGCGTTAATCCCTTGGTAGAACAGCTTGACTGCCTTCTTCCACTTTTCTTTATCTCTACGCTTTAGCGCATCAAAGAATTCATTTTGCTTCATAAACGAAACCTTTTCAAGCTCATCATCTGAGAGCTTATCCAG